CTCAAGATGTGCAGAAGTACGCTCCAGACGCTTTTCGTGAGAGTCCAGATGGAGTTTACACATATAACACATTTGCACTGGTACCTTACTTAATCAAGGCCATTCAAGAATTAAATCAAAAAATAGAAAAAATGGAGAAAACAATAGCATGAACAACAACATGGACGCAGTAGTAAATCAGTTAACACTTGATTCACTGACTAAAAAACTAGCAGTCAGTGAGCAAGAATCAGCTAAGAACGAGGCTCTTTATTTGTATGCAGCAAGCGAATTGCACACGATGAAAGAGGTCCTAGAATATGACCCAGCTCTAAAAGAGTTATTTGAAGAAGTGAAAGGAAAAATGACAAATGGCAATTAATAATTATGAACTAGCAAGCAAACCTTATACTCGAGGATTTGGAGATAATATCAAGACAGTAGTTGAAATTCGTTTATCAGAAGGCAATCGTTACAGTACGAACATGCGTGAGCTTGTAGGAGATCGCACAAGTGAACCAGAAGATGTTTTGATTCAAGATGTGCTGGATATCCTAAAAGCTGAGCTAGATCCAGGCAGTGCCATCGTCAAAACACAGGCTAAGCTTCAAGAAGCAGAACAGAAACTGGCTGAGACAGAGGCTAAACAGACGGCTACAGACCAAGCTGTTAAGCATAATCAAGAAGAAACTGACCGCTATGGTAAAATCATCCATGCGGTCGTTTTAAATGCTGTAGCAGGCAAGACGATTGCCTATGGAACCAACTACAAGGAATTGGTTGAACTCATTCCACTGGCTGAAATTGGCAAGCATTACTTAGCACATGACTTGATTACTCTTGAAGATCCCGCGCATGTTGAGGCGGACGGCGAAGGCAAGCGTATCTTGATTCAGTTGAATAAGGAATTTACCTACAACGGTGAACCTGTCAGCGACTTTGCCCGTAACGGTCGTCTTGAAATGGACGGAACAGGCGCAGCATGGAAGTACGAACCTAAAGGATAGAGGTGCCTATGGACGTCTTACAATCAACAGAGCATTTCTTTATGAATGTGCTACCAGTTGCCACGCCGATTGTCGTGGCTTGGTTGGGCTATAAAATGCCGAAGAAGACCAAGGAGCAGACAGACCAAATCATTTCAGAATTGAATGATGTCAAGAAACAAATCAAAGATGTCCAGATTACTGCTGACGAGAATAACGCCAAAATTGACGAAGTACAGGCAAAACTAAAACTACACGACGATGCGCACCTTGTTACGATGAGGATGCGCCTTGATCGTGATATTCGCAGGGCAATCCGTCGTGGATTTACTACCAAGGACGAGTTCTATGTAGTGGAAAACATGCACAATAGCTATAAGGCTTTGGGTGGTAATGGCTACATTGACCACTTGTACAACAATTTTGAAGCGTTGCAGATTAGAGATGACATCTTAGTTGAAGACGAGAAAGGAAAAACATATGACACAATTTAATGAATTTATCATCGCTTTTGCGACAGGATTTTTAGCAGTAGCAATAGGCAGTATTGTAAAAGCAGTAAAAGATTATCTTTTGAGAAAAGGTGGAGAAAAGGCGATAAAAATCGCTGAAATCCTAGCTAAAAATGCAGTCCATGCAGTAGAGCAGGTAGCCTCTGAAACTGGCTACAAAGGTGATGAAAAGCTAGAGCAAGCTCGCGCTAAAATTCGTGCAGAGCTGACCAAATATAATATCAGTATGACCGATAAGGACTTGGATACATTCGTAGAGTCTGCCGTGAAGCAGATGAATGACGCTTGGAAAGGAGACGATGCGAATGTCTAAGAAGCAAGATATGATTAACGACCTCATTGCTCACGCTGATGCTGGTGCTGGGGTTGACTATGATAAAATGTACGGCTATCAATGTGCTGATGTGACGTGCTACGGAATCTACGAGTATTTCGGTACTCGTTTATGGGGGAACGCTATCGACTTACTACGGTCCGCAGAATCAGCAGGCTTGCAAGTCGTCTATGGCGCTCAATATCCAAAAGCTGGCTGGTTCTTCGTTAAGAACTTCGTGGCAGGCGATGGAGTGAATTATGGCCATACTGGTCTTGTCTATGAGGACTCTGACGGCTCTACAATCAAGACGATTGAGCAGAATATCGATGGCAACTGGGACTATCTTGAAGTCGGCGGCCCTTGTCGCTACAACGAGCGCTCTGTTGATTCGATTGTGGGGTATATCGTGCCGCCTGAAGAGGATGAATCAGGCTGGAAACATGATGAGACTGGCTGGTGGTGGCGTCGTAAAGACGGCTCCTATCCAACTGCTAAATTTGAAGCAGTAGATGGGAACTGGTTCTATTTCAACGAAAACGGCTATATGTATGAGAGTCAATGGCTACATCATACTGACGGTAAGTGGTACTGGTTTGACAAAGATGGCTACATGGCCAATAGCGGTTGGAAGAAGATCAATGGGAAATGGTACTACTTCAATGCAGACGGTGCCATGCAGACTGGTTGGGTTAAATACTACGAGAAATGGTATTATCTCAATTCAGAGAATGGCGATATGGTATCGAATACTTTCGTGCCATACAATGGCGGATACTACCTCATGCTTGAAGATGGCCGATTAGCTGAAAAAGAAAGCTTCAAAATTGAGCCAGATGGCTTGATCACTACGAAATAATTTTAAAAAAATAAAACGAAAGGAAAACTTTTCTAAAATGTTTATCTACCGCAGGCTCAGGCTTGCGGTTTTTTTGTTTGTCTGAATCAAGAAAACATCTAACCAACCGACATCAATGTCGGTAGCAAAATAAATGATTTGCCTGAAAAATTGACTTGTTGACATCAACAAATAGCTTTATAAAGCGCTTGGTTGCCAATTTTGTTGACGTTAACAAAATTAGAGTTTGTATTTCTATTTTAAAAAAACACGCATTTGGAACGATTAGAAACAGAAATTACAATCCTATTGTTCAAAAAGGCGTTTACATGAAGAATAGGGAGGGTGGAATCCAGAGTATTATTGTCAAAAACGGTATTTTTAAAACTTAGGATTTCATCAAACCATAAGTGCCTCTGTATGTTATAATTTAAGTAGATTTTAATACAGAATTGATTCGTGATTTTAGGCATTTTTTTAGATGGATACACAAAAGGATACAATAAAATGCTCAACCTCTGTTATAATAATATTTTTAAGACTCCCACCGGCTCCATTATTCCTTTGCATTCTTTCGCATTCCTTGGTAAAACGTTGTTAAATCAACGTTTTTTATTTTTGTTTTTGGTATTCCTTGGTATTCTTTTGCGAAAAAAGGATACAACAAAGGATACAACATTTTTGTTGTATCCTAGAAATCTATGTACTTCGCAAAGCGTTCTCCGATGTCGTCCTTTGCTTGCTTGGTTATGTGGGTATAAACGTTCATGGTCGTTTTCAAGTCTGAATGTCCTAAGCGATGTTGGACCTGCTTCAAGGTCATACCGGCATCGAAACATAGACTAGCATGTGTATGTCTGAAGCCGTGGATTTTAATCGGACGCAGATCGCTACCTTCCACAATTTTGATAAGCCACTTTCTGGGCAAGGTGCTTGGAATTGGCTTTTTAAATTCATTTTCAAAAATGTATTTGGTATTTGGGTTCTGCTTTCTCCATTTTTTCAAAATGCTTTTTGTCTTTTTATCTAGACTGATTAGTCGATTACTGCTGACCGTTTTGGTGGTGCCTATCTCTTCGCCTGCAAAACCTCTTGTAATAGCCTTGTTTATGTCCAGAGTGTTATCTGTCCAGTCTTTCCATTCAAGGGCTAAAATTTCCCCTTTTCGTGCCCCTGTGAAGGCTAGAAGACGAAATAGAGTTATCTTCTCTAGATCCTTTGTTTTGGAGACAAGTTTTAAGAATTTTTGAAGTTCATCTTTGTTATAAAAGTCGCTTTTGCCATCTGATTTCTTTCTTGTCGAGGTAATCACGCTATCAACTGGATTGGTTTCGATGTAGCCATGACTGATTGCATACTTAAAAATATTATTCATAAATCCTTTTAACTTACGACCATATAC